AACATGACTGGTAACAGCTACCGTTTAGCTCACCACCAGTCCATTACCGGCTAAAAAACTGGCGCTGAAAAAGTGTGCATTTGCTGGCGAAAAAGTGTGCACTTTACTTGACTGCTTACAGTAATTCTTCAGTAATGTTTTTTGCGCTTATTGCAAGCTGAATATAGGCGTTTTTACCATTTCGATTAATAATCTCATAGAAATACCGATTATCTGTATTCCAGCCGCCAAGTGATCCAGGAGTATTGGGAAGTATGCAAGACATCTTGTCTGTTGTAAAACGCGTATATGTACGGTTGCTTTTTATTATATCTAGTTTAATATCAGTCCGTTCTAGCGCCCACTCACGGAATATCCCTGCCAAACGAGCAAGTCGCAAACTTTCGCTGTCAAAAAGATATGGAAGCACAACATCACAGATTTTGCTACTCCAGTCTGCATGAAATTGTGCCATCCGCTGCCAGTCAGACTCTTTACTAAGACCTATGTTTTGTGTCTCGTAGCAAATTAAAGAAGCCTTGTTTGTGTCCGCCCTGTCCCACTCAAGAGCAACTCCTAACGCTGCTTCAATCTCATCCTTGTGCCTGAAGAGTGCATCAAAAGCTGATTTATTGGTGCTTGTATCTGAACTTCCAAAATAGGATTCGATCCTGGCATTATCAAAATTCGCAATACAGTTAATGCTAAATCCACTGATTCCAAAAAAGCCGGATTCAGTATTAGACGTATTAGGATTACAGCCGCTGAAAACTCCCCAACGAATGTTTCGACTCTGTATTATTGGAAGTGCATATTCCCAATAGCGTTTTCTAACATCATACCTTTTGGCTGAGGTTAGTTTTGCTTCGGAATCTTTCAGATAGAAGACCAAATCCATGGGGTATGCCCCATATGAAGCGAAAAGCTTACGGAGTATTGTAATTTTCCTTGATGTACTTGTGTTCTTTTCAATATAAATATTTTCATCTATCTTTAGGGGGCTGCGCAGACTTGTTTCATCATTACTGACACAAATATCGCTGTCTGTACCTTTCTTTGAAGAGTAAGCAAGGGCAGTTAAGACAGACTTATCCTTCTGATGCAAGAATTTTACTATGTGTTCAAACATATCAGCCCAACTTGTGACCGGTTGCTCTGTAGCCAGATAACTATATTTTGCAAGGTCACGTCCAGTTAAATCATAATCTTCATCATCGAGAGTACATGAATCAAACTCTTCCTCTGATGGAGTAAAGTCAGTTTTAGGGTATTCCCAAATATTCAAAGCTTGCTTAAGCATTTCCGTGTTTCGTTCTTCCAGTTCAGGTTCGCCCCAAGACGACTTATAAGATATATTTTGATTCATCCGTAAACCGCTTGATTTATATCCCCCCTTAGGAGCATTGCGTTTTTCTGCGAAGGTACTATTACTTAGGTCTGGATTATATGCTGTCAATGTCAAATTCGCTAGGCGATGTAACCATGCATTGTGAATTTCAGTTGCATTTGCCCCAAGGGCTTCTGTCCAAGCAGGAGTTAGATGTTGAGGCATAATATGCTCAATTGAATAGTCTCTGTTGTCAAGATGCGTATAGACATCCTTTGTCTCTACTGTACCATAATTTTCAAAACGCTCGAAAAGATAAGCTTTATACTTGCCACGCATCTGATAAATTTGTTTTGCAGAAAGTGCTGCACGGAATTCATCATCGTCAGGAAAACGACCACTTTCCTTTTTCGCAAGTAAAGCATAAGTAAATTTGGCTACATAATTATCTGCCGTGTTGTCATAGCGAAGAATTTCCTTGTTCAATGTGAGAAAGATTTTATTCAGTGCGTTTGTAGGCACCTCACAAATATTTCTGCGGAACAGATAATTCTCAGTTATTAGAAAAACTTTCAGAACGTCATCATCTGTCAACTTACCCACCTGATTTAGGCGCAACACTTCCATAAAGAATGGGCGCGTGACGACAATTTCGAGGCGCTTAAAACGGTAAAGGCAGTCATCAAGTTGCTGTTCTTTCAGTCCGCTTTTACAAGTTAGCATTTTTTCATATAGTCTGGCATAGCACAGAATATCTGCAAGTAAACCATCAGTAGGAAGTGAAGCCAACTCAACATAGTTCTTAAACGAACGATATACTTCGGTCATAGTAGGAGTAACTAGCTGTTTGACACTCAGATAGTCACGTATAAATCCACTTACATCATTTGATGTACATTTTTCAATCTTTACCCAATAGGTGTCATAGTATTCGCTTTGGCTCTGAGCAGGGAGACCCATAAGAATATAATTACGTATTTTGTCGCCTTCTGTAAGTGCAAGGCCCGTGGAATTAAGGCTTTCAAAAATCAACTGTGCATTATCCCCATAGTCAAGTGTAATGCTGATGATTTCTAACTTTCCTATAGCCTCGTAAAGATCTGCAACTGGAACGTCTTCTTTAAGCAGTGCGTCGCAGAAGAACTGATAGTTTATTGTGAGGTTTGAGCTATTGTCAAAATCAGCCTCTGGCCCAAACAATTTCTTTAGAGCTTCTCTGTCGCTCTTTACGGGACGAAGTTTAATATTATCGTTTTTATCTACCCATTGAGCAATCAAAAATCTCTGCTCAATTTGTTTATCTAATTCAGCGACGGAGGACTTGATCTTCCCCGTGATTATCAGATTGCGGATAGCCAACATCAGTAATGAGATGGTAGTCAAACGTTGCTGCCCATCAATTATATGATATTCAATTTTGCTACCATTCGGCACAACAGCAGATACAATGCTACCAAAGAAATGACTGTCTCGTTTATCCAAGACTATTCTTTTTAAATCATTATATAGTTGCCGGCAGTTGTCATACTTCCAGTCATATTTTCTCTGATACACAGGAATCACGAAACGTTTGTCATTGCCTTCCATGAAACCTATCATTTTTGCCTCTGAGCCCTTCACTTTTTTTCCCCTCCCATTTCTGAGCAACTGACAAGTAATTAAATTAAAGTGCTAATAAATCAAGATGTGAGCGTTTTAACTGTTGCAACATCATACAGACTTGCCAATTCAATAAATACTATATATAACGATTATTAGTTTATCTCTTTGTCTATACTAGGGTATATAGAAAAATACCATCATTCAGCGCCACAACTAATCGAGCGATTTACTCAATTTTCAAGAACCCCTGCTTTATTGCTCCGGGGAACTGGAATTTATGTATCTCTCCGGCAAAATCAACATAGACGTTCGGGAACTGCTTGCTTGCGTCGTCAACCTGTGTCACGACGCCATGCCCAAAAGCTTTATGGAACAGCTTCGTTCCAACCTTTATGCTCGAAGTGTCTATGACCGGCGCTGTGGGCTTTTCAGGCGGTGCTGCCGCAGGTTTGACCGGGGCAGCATTTGGCTTCGGCGCAGCTGTGGTCTTATGAATTGAAAGCGGGTCCTCAGTTTTGCGCCGCATGATCACAACAGGCTCTTCTGGCTCGTCTTCATCATCGCCTTCATCGTCAGCGGAAACGGCCGCGCTGAGATCAGGAATTTCGCTGTTGTCGTACTCTATTCCGGACAAAGACTCCTGCTGGGAAGTATAGAGGGTCTTGTAATAGTCCTCTGCGCTGAGGATCGTATCGAACAGGCCAACGTTTTCGCCCTCATGCTTGCTTGGCAGGCCGGTATAGACTAGGCTGGCGTTTTCATAGCGGCGGAAACGCAGGATTGCATCGTCCATCAGCGGCGCGTTGAAGAGATTCAGTTCGCACAGAAGGTTGAAGTCCTTAACATCCAAGCCTGTGACCTTCTTGAAGAGGCTCGGCTCGAACTGAGTAATTACATCCTTCAGGTTTTGCTCCCGGTAGTCTGTCAGATACATGAAAATCGGGATGCGGGTGGCAAACTTGATGAGCTTTTCCTGAATTTCTTTCCGCTTGGACTTATAGTCTTTTTCCTCTTGAGTAAGCTCCTGCTTTTCCTTCGGCGTGAGCTTGCCCTTCTCCATTTTTGCCTTTTTCACGGCGTTGGACTTGTTGATAATCGTCTCAATATCCGCGTTCAGGCTGCGGAATCCCTCAATGCTCATAAGGGCGCGCATGGCTTCTTCATTTGCAAGCAGCTTGGTAAGCGTGTCGTTGTCCACGTTGACAAGCAGTGCACTCTCCCAGCGGCGTGCCAGCAGCGTCGCGGACGTGCCGGACATGGCGATGTCAAGGATTTCACCAGCGTCGATCTGCCGCATCACGCTGCCGTCGTAGGCGATGACTGGCAGGAAGTTTATGAAGTCGCCGATCTTCCGCTCGGGACTGATCGGCTGAACATTGAGCTGCCGGGAGTAATCGGAGATTTCCTTCAGCGCGCGGTCGAGAGCAAAATCGAAAATATAGCACTCTTGCTTCATAATTTGCTTTTTCCCGTCGTCGGTCGTTATCTCCCACGGACTCTGGACGCGGAAAGCTGTCTGGAAATATGACTCCGGGCTTTTCAGATTGCGCAGCATGAATACGCCGGTCCACGGCTTAACCGTTACACCGGTAGTCAGCTTGCCGCAAGTGAGCGTAATGCTCTTGGTTTTCAGCGGATCGCCCATGGCCTCCCAAACTTTATTTAGCGCAACCGCACCGATACCGGCGTCTGCGCCGGCGCACACGACCACATGATAATCGTTATAAAAAGCGTTCTGCTTCTGATGTATAAGGTTTGCCATCGCTTGACAGGACGCAATGTTCGGCAAATACCACAGCGTATGCGAAAGTACGCTCAAGAGGCGAGTATCAGAAAATGGCATGGCCGGTCTGCCGCGGCCGAGCTTCAGCTCATCGGCCGTGGTTTCCAGATACGACCCGCGGATCAGGTCCAGCCATTTCTGCACATAGTCCTGATATATAAACTTGGCGTTTTTCCCTTTGCCTTCAGCCTTGAAAAACACGTTCAGATCGAATTCGTTGAACTCGCCCTGCATGGCGATGCGGCGTATGCTGTCCGGAATTTTATACGTAAGCATGATCATTTTCGGAAGCGCCGCATATGGGTTGTCGTCGCCCTCATAGGTTTCTTTGGCATGCTGTTCGTCCGAATAGGTCCAGCTGAACACCTGACATTCGTCGAATTCTCCATACAGCAGCGCGCGGAACGGCGTGCCGGAGAGATACAGATAGTTGTCAGTCGTGATCGGCAGCCATGTCACATCCGGCGCATTGCCGCGGTCATAGCTGTCCGGGTCTATGGCCTCAGCTTCGTCGTCCTCTTCCTCAAACAGCCTTTTCGCGTTGTCCTTCCACGCGCCGAAATGGTACTCATCGAAAATGACAAGGTCCCAGTTGTCGGTGTGGATAAATTCGTTCTGCGCCTTGATGCCGCCATTCTCGTTTACGCCGAGAAGGTCCTGAAACGAGCCAAAGCAGACGATGGGCCGTGATTTGTCGCAGGCGGCGTACTGCTCGTCCAGCTTGGGTTCCGACGGGTTCTGCGGGCGGGAAATGAACTGCCAGCCCTCGAAATCCACATGGCTCATGAGATCGTCGCGCCAGGCGGTCTGGACGGCTGGCTTGAAGGTAAGTATAAGAATTCTCTTATATCCCATGCGCTTTGCAAGCTGGTATGCGGTAAAGGTTTTGCCAAAGCGCATTTTTGCGTTCCAAAGGAATTTCGGAATACGGCCCTCCGCGTGTTCCGAAGCGTAGAATGCCGCGGTTTTGTTGACCGCCGCCTCCTGCTCCGGCCGCATTTTGAAGTTCTGCGTACGGTTTTCCTCATTCAGCGTATGGGACCTGACGGCGACCCACGCGGCGCGCACATCGTCCGGCGTGCAGCGGAACCATTCGCCGCCCACGCCTGTGACCTGTTTCTGCTTGAGCATTTTATGTATGTCGTGATCGGTAAATGAGCCGCCGTCTTCATACATGGCGCTTTCAGCGAACACGATTTTATACGGAGCCATGGCATCCGGCTGCTTGACTGGGAACTGCTGCGCCACACGCTCTTCCACATCTTTTGCCGTAAATCCGACTTTCAGCAAGCCCTTGTATTCCGGGTTATTGACGGAATAGGCGTAGATAATCGGGTGATCCTGCGGCCGGGCAGATACAAATTGGTCCAGTTGGTCAGGCATTTTATGGCCTCCAGTTCAGAGTTTAGCCTGCAACGATACAGGAAAGGTCTTTGGACTGCTCCGCGATTTCACTGGGAGAATAGGTGTTTTCAACGCTTGCTAGCAAGTCGTCGTAAGCCTTTTTATCAAATGGCTGTGCTTTAATCGCGTACACGAGTTTGAATATCGTATCGGCGAAAGCATCGTCAAGTGCGATCTCTTTCACTTGCCCGACAGTGCCGGTGGAAGTATCAATTACAACGACGGTGATTTTTCTGCAAAGTTCTGCGAAACGAACAGGGCTGTCAATTATGTGCAGGTTCTTGCTTAAATGTGGCGTATACGGTGCGTCTATCCATCCGAGGCCGCCTATTCGGAACGTAAACCACATGGCGTTTTCTACATAGGCAAGACGAATTTCCTTAATATCTTTTCCGTATGCGTCCAGTTCAGTTTTGGTAGGCTTGTCCAGCATTACACGCAGGAAAGCTCCAAAGTCGTCGATGTCGAATTGGACACCTTCGTGATAGCCGATGAAATCCGGAAGCTGCATTCCGACAAACGGCTTTGTCTGGTAGCGGTATTCCTTAACGCCGTCTGCGTTGGTGTATTCGACCGTCATTGTTTCAATGTCAGACATGAGTGTCACCTGCCGAGTAAATTTTTTCAGCATAGCTGCTGTATTAAAGATAACAACGCAGTAATTGCACTGGCGATTGCAGCCACCATAGCAATTTTTGAAACTTTCAATGACTTGGCCAGTACCTCTTGGTTCTGAAGGTATTGCTGGTATTCTTCGAAAGCAGCTTCCCCTTTTTCGTTCAGCGAGATATTCCCATTTCTGAGCATTGCCGGAGCATTAATATACTCGCACGTTCGATAGTTAGCTTCACACAATATATTCCATAGGTCATTATCATCTAGCTTACTTTCCGCAAGAATATCTGAATATGCTTTTTCATCTGGAAACTTTGGAATGAGAGACAGAACGTCATACATTTTTTTGCTAAGCATTTTTTCTCACCTGACTTTGTATGAATCAGTTTACTTTATTACGCATCGTCGTCGCTCCCGTCCATCGGGCGAATCATTGATTCTATGAAAGCGATTTCCTCTTTGGTCAGCTTGTACTTTTTATAGAGCTCTTTGTCAGTCCAGGGCTTGGAAAAATCTTGAACAGGAACGAAGGCATAAGTAGATTTTGACATATTCATTGAAGCCAACATCTGCATAAGTAGGAAGCGAACGAATTTAGTTGAAAGATAAGTAACAAGGTTATCAGCTTCGTTCTCCGAATCATACGTTCCTGCTACCAGATAAGTTTCTGTACATACAGATTTTGGCGGCAGTTTTTGAATCACTGAGAGAACCCTCATCATACCATCTTTATCTGGAACTCCCGCATGTTCAAACGAAACCTTAGATACTACTACCTTCCACTTATCTATAAGATCGAATCCGCCTTTAACCTCACTAATTGAAATATGTCCCAAGCCACTGCTACTACGAAGGATTAAATTACCAGACTTGTTAAATTGCGTATTAGATTCAAGCCCAAAAGGCTTCCTGCTTGAGACTTGCCGGCTAAGTGTTATCTCTTCCTTTGCCAGTGCCTTTTTTACGATGCTTAGAGCCTCATTGCTTCTAATAAATGTTGGAAACTCATTAAGCACGCGATCTGCGCAAATACGAGTGCCATCTTTCTGCACATTAACAACATGGCAGGGACCAGAATGCTTACTGTCCCAAAGAAAATAACATATTCCTCCTGGGATATCTACCCCACCCGGGAAACACTCTTTTGAATCAACATAGTCAGTAATATAGGAAAGTCGGTCATCATTAAGCATAGAAACGCGAAACTGATCGAGTCCTTTACCGCCAGAAAACCAACGAGATGGAATTATCATAGAAAGATAATGTGGGCGTAGTTTCTTTGCTTGCTCTACAAATCCATCATATAAAGGTGCCGCGCTTTTACCAGCTCCTCCACCACCATCGCCAAGTTGGTATGGTGGATTGCCTATTATCACATCAAATTTCATATCAAAAATCCTTTCCGGATGGACTGTATGGATAAACTCGTAAGCATAAGTTTCGCGGCTTTCATCGCGCTTGTATGTCTTCTCCGACGCGCCGCAGAACGCGCAGCGGCCGTCCTTCCAGGTATGCTGGATCGTCTTGAACCGGATATTGCCCACCGTATCGTCAAAATGGCAGACCGAGAAACGGCTGTTAGGGTACTTTGAGCAATACACGCTCCGGCGGGCCAGCAGCGAAGTCATCTCCGTGATGGCAACGCCGTAGAGCTGCTGGTGAAAGATGTGGTCCACCCTCTCCTGCAGGTCCGGTATCTCATCCGCGAGGCCCACTATCAGGCGCTTTGCGATCTCCCGCAGAAACACGCCTGTCTTGCACGCTGGATCAAGGAACGTGGCGTTCGGGTCGGAAAACAGCTCCTGCGGCAGCATGTCAAGCATGTCGTTTACGATGTTGGGCGGAGTGAAAACTTCGTCGTTGGAAAGGTTTGCAAGGCAGGAAAGTACGTCGGGGTTGTAGTCGGATAAACTGGCCAGGCTCTCTTCTGCCATATCACTTTGCCTCCTGTTGTTCTTTCAGCTTCAGGTAATGTATCGGGCGAAACTGCGCCACCTTGCTGCCCTCGGCTTTATCGTCGTTTGCCTCTGCCGCGTCGAACAGGGACAGCTGCCCCGGCTCCTGCTTCGGCTTAGGTTGTTTCTCTTTCAGATATTCTTCAAGCGATTCCTGCGGCTTAGGTTCCAGCAGTTCCGCCAGCGTGTAATCCGTGCGCTTTACCGTGCCCTCCAGGCCAACGCCCCACTCCGAAAACACGATCGGATTACCGCCGCTGTCTTTCAGCGACAGGGCGTCGCCGCACAGGATGTTGCGCTCCAGGATGAAGCGGGCCACGTCGCGGCAGGCGTCTGAGGCTTCCTTTTTGCAGTCTTCCGTGTAGGCAGTATTCCAAATATTGAACAGGCGCTCGCGGCAGGCGGCGGTGTTGTCCGGCAGCAGCTCCACGCCGTAGATGCTCATAAGCGCGATAATGGACCAAAGCTCAAAGGACGCGCGTTTGCGCGGACCGCCGTATTTTTTTGTGACCACGGCCAGCTTGCGTCTGAGTATTTCGGCAAGAAAATTTCCGTCGCCGCAGGCGGGCTCCAGAAATCGGCTGTCAATGCGTTCCGTCTCGTTTTTCACCAAATCCAGCATGGCGTTGACTTCGCGCTCGGCGGTAAATACCTCGCCGTGGTCTGCCACGCGCTGTTTAGATTTTATTTGATCCATTTTTGGTCCTCGTAAAAATTTAAGAAGAATAATAATTAAAAAGCAGTCCCACTTATGACAAGCGGAGCTGCTAAATAGCGCAACTGGCTGCCATCCTTAGCGGTTCAGGCCCTATAGCTTTGCGCCCCTGCCTTTTGACAGGTTTGCTAAAAAATATGTAATTATTATATTGCCTTTATGCTGGCAAATCAAGGGAAAATAAATATCTGCACGTTAAGCTGTCCGCCTTTCAACAAACCAGCGCCCTATATTGTTACCGCTGGCTTTTGCGCTGCGCTCAAAGAACAGATAGCTTTGCTGCCCACCGACCCAAATGGTGTAGCGGTCGCCCTGGCCGCCGGCACGCATTGCGGAAGCCTGACAAATATCAGAAACGCGGTCAATTGAATATTTGTGCCCGTCCTCCCAGGTGATTTCCGTTGGTAAAAGGCGGCCGTCTGAGTCAAAGAAAGCCCTGACGGGTACATATACCTTTACGCTTCCCATATTTGTGCTCCTTTTATGCCTTTCTATGAGAGGCCTTGCCGGCCTTCCGGTGAACATCCATTATTTGCTCAAGATCTCCGTTTATGATCATCTGCTTGTAGCATTCCGCGACCTGGTCGTACTCATCTTCGGAAGCTACGCCCAGTATCATGTGGGAATGGTCAGCAGTCCAGCAGCAAAGAAAATACGCCCCAGTCGCATCCAACTCTGAAGTAATATAAAAATCACCGTTTTGCTCATTGCTGGTGCATAAATAGACTGCGCGGCAAAGAGGCGCAGTGGCTGGCTGCGGCAAGCCGACACGTATAACAAGAAAACTGTGGTCGTCGGCAATATACTCCCGGTGCATAACGTCAAAGTCAGTCTCGGTATATGGGCATGAATAGCCCTGGTGGAACATTTCTGCCTTCTTGTAATACTGCGCAACTGCTTTATTGCCTTTGAGCAGCAGAGCCGAGATGATCTGCGGCCCCGCAGTATATAACGTTCTGGGCATAGCCTCGTGCTCCAGGTAATATCTCACTTCATCATTGCTAGTCATATCAAGCACCCCTTTCCTGAAAAAAATCAGACATAGAAATTTTTAGCCCCGTGCAGATACGCTCAATGGTATCCACGGACAGTTGGCATTGCCTCGTTTCCGAGTTCTTCAAAGTTGAATATGGAATGCCGCACAGGAGAGATAGTTGGTAAAGCGTGAGTTCACGTTCATCCAATAATTCTCTCATTCTTTTTACCGTATTCACAAAACACACGCCCCTTTCCAATCCTTCTATGCTCTAAGTCTACGCGCATTGGTGTACCATTTATCGGACAACGCGCCCCGCGATCTGGAAACTTGCATTTGGAGATATCGGCCTGGGTTCATACGCCTTGTTGTATGAGATCATGACCGGTTGCATATGCACGTTGCCGGCGCTGTCGGTGAATGCCTCCCGGTCGTCATCACCGGGCATCTGCTCGCCATAGACCTTTATATATCCACAGCCGTCATAAATGAAGATGCCGACTTCGCCAAGAACGAGAGATTTGCATTTCTGAACCCAGACGATCTGACCGTCATGGTATACGGGCTCCATACTGTCGCCGCTTACCAGAAGACCGAACTCCGCGTTGGTGGGGACTTCTGATTCCGGGAAGCTGACCATCTCAAATGAATCCTCATCCAGGAACGCGCCTGTGCCGGCGGAAGCTGGCAGCCGGCTTACCGGCTTGTCAATATACCTGATCACGCTCTCGGGAGGTACCTGAGGCTTATACTTGCCGGAAGCAATAAGATCGGCTTTGTATTCGGACAGCTTCCGGAGGCCGGCGTCATTGAGTTCCGGCCGATGGCCATTGCTGGAAAAGTAGTCAAGGCCGTCCTCTATATGCAGTGCGCTGCATATAGTCAAAAGCTGGTACGCACTGGGGACTGAACCGCCGAACTCCCATTTGTTGATGCCTGCCGCCGTAATGTCAATGCCGTAGGTTTTTAGAAGCCTGCTGAAACCGGCAAGGCTGAGACCGTTCCGCTTCCTTGCTTCCACGATGCGTCTGCCGATGAAGTTCTGCTTACGCTCTTCTATGTAGTTATAATCGCGGTCGCCTTTTGTGGCGCTTATGGGCACAATATTGGATCTGTCGTTGTTTGTCATAGCAGCGACCTCCTTCTATGCCAAAATTATATATACGGAAATATCGGATGTCAACAAATTTATAAACTTTTGGTCTACAAATGCGACATTGACAAACACCAACAGTTGATATATTCTCGTTTTCACAAAAGGACGTGCAGCCCGGAAGGAGGCCAGGCTATGGGCGGAAGGATGATACTCCACAGCGATATGAACGCATTTTACGCGTCGGTGGAGCAGATGCTCGACCCGTCACTGCGGGACAGAGCCATAGCTGTCTGCGGCTCACAGGAGACCAGACACGGCATTGTGCTGGCAAAGAGTCAGCAGGCAAAGAAGACCGGAGTCAAGACCGGCATGGCAATATGGCAGGCAAAGCAGTGCTGCCCGAACCTGACGGTGGTGCCGCCGCAGTATTATGAATATCTGAAAATGTCTCACCTTGCCCACGACGTGTACCGAAGATGTACGGACAGGATCGAGCCGTTCGGCATGGACGAGTGCTGGCTGGACGTGACCGGCTGCACCCGTGACTCAGAGGCACTGGCGCAGCATATACGCGAGACCATGAAGAATGAGCTGGGGCTTACCGTCAGCATCGGCGTGTCGTTCAATAAGATATTTGCGAAACTTGGCTCGGATATGAAGAAGCCAGACGCGGTCACAGTCATAAGCGAGGAAAACTACAAGGACAAGGTCTGGCCACTGCCAGCATCAGACATTCTGTACTGCGGTCCGGCTACTACCAGGAAGCTGGCGTCGTATGGCATATATACGATCGGTGAGGTTGCAAAAACAGATCCGGATTTCTTGAAGCGGCTGCTGGGTGTGAACGGGCTGGCGCTCTGGACATTTGCAAACGGGCAGGACCAGTCCAGGGTCATGACGGACGGTTATGAAGCGCCAATTAAGAGCATCGGGCATGGAGTGACCTGCATATCCGACCTTCTGGACGAAGAGGAAGTGTGGAAGGTAATTCTTGATCTCTCGCAGGATGTTGGACACCGGCTCAGAGCAAACGGATTTCTGGCTAAAGGCGTTCAGATATTTGTCAGGGACAACGACCTTTACGGCTACGAATACCAGACGAAACTGGAGATACCGACACGCAGCCCTATGGAAATTGCGGAGAAAGCGTTTGCCCTGTTTCGGCAGCGTTTCGAATGGAAGACAAAAGTCCGGGCGCTGTGTGTTCGCGCCATAAGCCTGGTCTCGGATGCTACGCCGCGTCAGCTCATGCTGTTCGACGACGAGGAACACCGGCAGAAATTGGACAAGCTTGAGGGCACGGTGGATGAACTGCGGCGCAGGTTCGGCAAGAATATCATTTACAACGCCTCCCTTATGGGTGACATCAAGGTCAGAGAGATAGGCGCAAGCGAGGTCATTATGCCGGGAATGATGTATATGTAAGCGGGGTGAACGCTGTGGGGCGTCAGTATTACAGGAAAAGCAACGGCATGCTTATTCTTAGCCGGGAAGACATTGAAGATATAGCCGCAGCGGTATTGGCAAAGTACCAACCGGAAGGGCTTGCTTCTCCAAAGCCTTTGGATCTTCAGACACTTGCTGCCGGCCAGCTTGGGCTTCGGGTATTGGAAAGGTATATGTATCCGGGATCTGACACCATAGGCATGACGATATTCGGCAGGACCGATGTGGAATGCGGCATTACCGAGGAAACGCTGACGCTGGAAGCGTTTGAAAGCGGTACTGTCATTATTGACGCCAACCTAAGTCAATCTGGGAATGAAGGCAGACACCGGTTTACACTGGCTCACGAAATATCCCACTGGCTCCTGCACAGGCCGTTCCACTCGTCTAACGGAAGTCCGTGCGATTACCGGATAAGTCCCGGTTATATTGCATGCCGCAGTGGCAGCGTAGGCTGTGCAGACCTTCGCCGGGACAACGACAAAGCTTGGGAAGAATGGCAGGCAAATGTGCTGGCTTCGGATCTTTTAATGCCGAAAACATCTTTTGACGCCGCCTTAGGCCAGGCGTTGAACTGCCCCGGTAATCCCAGAAAATACTGTATTGCTGGTAAAGGTGGCAATCTTGACCTTGCGGCACGGGAACTTGCGGATATTTATGGGGTGTCGCATAGGGCAGCGGAACTGCGCCTGAAAGCTCTCGGATATGTACGTGATCCTAATATTTTCTAATAATTAAAGGCTGGAGGCTGTAATGAGAGACAATATTATTTCCATCGATGAGATCCTGGATCAGACTTTTGCGTATACCTGCGGCAGTCTTGCTTTCAGGACCGTACATGAAACAGGACACAGATATCGGAGGAAGCAGGTGCGATGTCCCTGCTGCGGAGGACGATTATCCGATGCGTATGTGGCGTCAAAGATTGAGGTGATAACAGAACCAGAGCAAAAGGATTTCCCGTGCCATCTTTATACAAAGTGCATCTGCTGCGGGAAAGAACTGGGGATACTGCTGGAATAGCGGTAATGAAAACTGAATGAGCGGATTGACCAGTCACCGCCTGAGGCGGGAGACTTAATGGGGTAGGCACGGAATCTGAAACAACCGCAAGAATGAATGCGGCCCGACAACGTCTGTTGTTACCAGGAAAACGGTCACGCACTTAGTACAGAGCACGATGCAGCGGGCAGGCTTCATTCTCAATTTTGGCCGAGTCCGTAAGAACCATCTGAAAGACGGTGGGGACGACATACGAGCCTGACAAGTGGCAATTTTTTGCTGCTTGTCAGGCTCTTTCTTTTTATCCAAATTTGAGTTTTTCAACGGAAAAATTTTTGAAAAATCTTTTTTAACTCGGACAAAACCTGTCCGGGTTAACCCGTAGGATAAGGCCACAGAGCAAGAAGGGAGGTGTAAACGTGAGTCCGAGCGAAAGACGCCAGCGGCTGATAGAGCTTCTCTGTCAGCGCAGACAAGATACAACAGAAAATCTGGCGGCTGAGTTCGGAGTCAATGAGCGCACAATTCGCCGCGACATTGAGGAGCTCACGCTTACATACCCTCTTGAGACCGTTTGTGGCCGCTATGGCGGTGGGGTCAAGGTTGCGGATTGGTACCATCTCAACCGGAAGGCTCTCTCGCCGGAACAAGCGGCTCTTCTGAAGAAACTGGCGCCAACCCTTCAGGGAAACGACCTGGCGGTCATGAATGGCATCATCACTCAGTTTTCTCAATATTAGTAAGCCAATTCAAAGGAGACAAAAGTCATGAAAATTTCAATTATGGCAGCGCAACATTGCGCTTGCCAATCAGGGTCAATACGCGGATGGAGGAATGCCAAATGAGCAGAGCAGGAGACATGTCAGATACCATAAAGGAACTCCGTGACGCCGCTGATGGCATTACTGCTGCGGCAAACTGGCTTGCCGAAACCTTTGCACCTCCGGCTGAGCCACCTCTGGAAAAAGAAACTGTCAGATCCATTTTAGCTGAGAAATCCCGTGCAGGCCATACGGATGAGATCCATGTGCTCCTTAATAAGTATGGTGCCGACAAGCTCTCAGGTATTGATCCCAGAAACTACTCGGCGTTACTCGCCGATGTGGAGGCGTTGAAGGATGCCACCTAAGGATCATGCACTTCTGAGTGCTTCGAGTTCCGACCGCTGGCTTCATTGTCCCCCGTCAGTAAGGCTATGTGAGAGCTATTCGGACAAGGGCAGCGACTACGCCGCAGAAGGCACCGACGCCCATACGCTGTGCGAGTATAAGCTCCGCAAGGCGCTTGAGCTCCCAGCCGAAGACCCCACGGAAACCCTCACCTGGTATAACCAGGAGATGGAAGACTGCGCCACTGGCTATGCGTCTTATGTACTTGAACAGGTAGAGGCCGCTAAGCAAAAATGCTCTGATCCGGTTGTGCTCATTGAGCAGCGTGTGGACTTCTCACGTTGGGTGGAGGACGGATTTGGTACAGCCGACGCTCTCATTATCGCGGACGGCACATTACAGATCACCGACTACAAACATGGTCTGGGCGTCCTCGTCAGGGCAGAACGAAACCCGCAGCTCATGTGCTACGCGCTGGGCGCGTTGGCTCTATTCGACGGTATCTACGATATTGACCGTATAAGCATGACCATTTACCAGCCGCGCCGAGATAATGTCGACACCTATGAAATGAGTAAGGATGAACTGTACCGCTGGGCCGATGAGGTGCTGAAGCCCACCGCAGATCTTGCGTATGCCGGTGATGGCAACTTTCTGTGCGGTGAGTGGTGCGGTTTCTGTAAGGCCAAGAATGAATGCCGGGCACGGGCCGAAGCAAATCTGACCCTGGCGCAGTATGACTTCAAACTTCCACCGCTTCTCACAGATGACGAGATTGAGGAGATCCTCGCCAAGGCTGATGAACTTGCAACCTGGGCATCTGACATTAAGGAATATGCCCTGCACCAAGCGCTGCGCGGCAAAGAGTGGGCCGGCTGGAAATTAGTCGAGGGTCGCTCCAACCGCAAATACGTCAGTGATGCGGTAGTCGCCGACGTCGTGGAAAACGCTGGCTTTGACCCTTATGAGCGCAAGATTCTCGGCGTCACAGCCATGCAGAAGCTGCTCGGCAAATCCCGGTTCGATGAACTTCTGAGTCCCTACATTGAAAAGCCGCAAGGGAAACCCGTTTTAGTGCCGGAGAGCGATAAACGTCCGGCGATGTCAACTGCTGCATCAGATTTTAATGAAAATAAGGAGAACTAATATGTCTAACAATGTCAAAAATCCCATGAAAGTAATAACCGGCCCCGACACGCGCTGGTCCTACGCAAACATCTGGGAGCCCAAGTCTATCAATGGCGGTGCACCTAAATACTCCGTGTCGCTCATCGTCCCGAAGTCGGATAAGAATACGGTAGGTAAAATCAAAGCGGCCGTCGAGGCTGCGTACCATGAGGGCGAAGCCAAGCTGAAGGGCAATGGCAAAACCGTGCCACCTCTGGCAGCAATCAAGAATCCGCTGCGAGACGGGGATGTCGAACGCCCGGACGATCCTGCATATGCCGATGCATACTTCATCAATGCAAACTCCGCGACTGCTCCCGGCGTTGTGGATGCTGAACGCAATCCCGTGCTCATCCGTTCTGAGGTTTATTCCGGTGTCTATGGCCGCGCCAGCATCAATTTCTACGCCTTCAACTCCAATGGCAATAAGGGCATAGCCTGCGGGCTCAACAACCTGCAGCTTATCCGGGGCGGCGAACCGCTCGGCGGAAAAGCCAGCGCGGAAGACGACTTCGCATCCGACGATGATGAGGATTTCCTCAATTAAGCGCAATTCTACCGGGCAGCAGGGGTATATGCCTCTGCTGCCCCGCATAAGGCAGGCGCCAATATGAAAAGCATCAGTATAGATATTGAAACCTATAGCAGCGCAGCACTTCCCAAGTGCGGCGTCTACAGATATGCCGAAGCCGAAGATTTTGAGGTCCTGCTTTTCGGTTATAGCATCGACGGCGACAAAGTACATGTCATTGACTTGGCCTGTGGTGAACGCATCCCTCAAGAGCTAATCGATGCCATCACCGATGAGGCTGTGACCAAGTGGGCCTTCAATGCAAGCTTCGAGCGAATCTGCCTGTCCAGGTATCTGGGCTTGCCTACCGGACAGTATCTGGACCCTGGCCAGTGGCACTGCTCAATGATTTGGGCCGCAACGATGGGCCTGCCTCTATCTCTGCAGGGCGTGGGTTCTGTACTTGAGCTGGATAAGCAAAAGCTCTCTGAGGGCAAGAATCTCGTTAAGTACTTTTGCCAGCCATGCTCACCAACTACGGTGAACGGCGGCCGAACCCGAAACCGCCCGGAAGACGCGCCTGAAAAATGGGCCAGGTTCAAACAATATAACGCCAGGGACGTTGAAACAGAAATGTCCATACAAGCGCGGCTTTCAAAATTCCCGGTATCTGACGATGTGTGGGATCAGTACCACAATGACCAGCGTATCAACGACCGGGGCGTAGTTCTGGATATGGCACTTGTAAAGCAGGCAATTGCCATGGATGACAGATCACGGCAAAAGCTTACCTCAGCCATGAAAAGGCTGACCGAACTGGATAATCCGAACTCCGTGCAGCAGATGAAGCAGTGGCTTGCAGATAACGGTCTCGAAACGGACACGCTCGGTAAAAAGGCTGTCTACGAACTACTCAAGGTTTGTCCCCGGGAACTGCAGGAAGTCCTTTCTCTTCGCCAGCAACTTGCGCGTTCATCCGTGAAAAAATACCAGACCATGCAGGATGCCGTTTGTTCGGATAACCGCGCCCGCGGGATGTTCCAGTTTTACGGTGCGAACAGAACCGGGCGCTGGGCAGGCAGACTTATTCAGATGCAAAACCTGCCGCAGAACCACTTGCCCGATCTGGCACAGGCTCGTGCCCTTGTACGCAGCGGCGACTATGACGCGCTGGAACTTCTGTACGAAGATGTCCCGGGCACGCTCTTTCAGCTCATCCGTACAGCCTTCGTTCCCGCTGAGGGTAAGAAGTTCATCGTATCGGATTTCAGCGCCATCGAGGCACGCGTCATCGCTTGGTATGCCGGTGAACGATGGCGGCAGGAGGTCTTCGCAAATGGTGGGGATATCTACTGTGCCAGCGCCAGCCAAATGTTCAAAGTCCCGGTGGAGAAACATGGTGTAAATGGCCACCTGCGTCAAAAAGGCAAGATAGCAGAACTGGCGCTGGGCTACGGCGGATCCGTTGGTGCCCTTAAAGCAATGGGTGCTTTGGACATGGGGCTCACTGAAGAAGAGCTTCCGCCTCTTGTAAATGCATGGCGTCAGTCAAACCCTAATATCGTAAAGCTCTGGTGGGATGTCGACCACGCTGTTCTTGAAGCGGTGCAAAGAAAATCTACGACAAAAACGCATGGCCTTGTGTTCTCCTGCCAAAGTGGAATGCTATTCATCACCATACCATCCGGCCGGAAATTGGTTTACATAAAACCAAGAACCAGTAACAACCGATTCGGCGGGAAGTGCGTCACATACGAAGGCGTCGGCAGCACAAAAAAGTGGGAACGCATCGAATCATATGGGCCTAAGTTCGTGGAGAATATCGTACAGGCTACGGCTAGAGATATTCTTTGCTACGCCATGCAAACGCTGAAAGAACAGGCCATTGTCATGCACATACATGACGAACTGGTCATTGAAGCGGATTCGGCCACGCCCCTGGAATCGATCACCGACATGATGGGCCGGACGCCCCCTTGGGCTAAGGGCTTGCAGCTCCGCGCCGACGGCTACGAAACAGAATTTTATAAGAAGGATTAGGAGAATCAAGATGGGCATAAGCAAGACAAACGCGGAGGGGTATCCAGACCCCACGGCACATGAAGCGCTCTCCCTCGTTCAGAAAGACGAACGGACAACCCGCTCTTTCCGGCCGCTTGCATATATTTGCTCCCCGTATGCCGGCGATATCGACAGAAATGTAAATGCCGCGAGGAGATATAGCCGCTTTGCGGTTAATAGCGGATTCATCCCTATAGCGCCGCATCTGCTGTTTCCACAGTTTTTGGATGATGCGAACCCGGATGAACGCCAGCTTGGGCTGTTCTTTGGAAATGTGATCATGTCAAAATGCGCCGAGATATGGGTCTTCGGAAGCAACATCTCAGAAGGCATGGCGGCAGAGATTGAGAGGGCAAAACAGAAAAATCAGCAGATACGGTATTTCACGAAAGATTGTGAGGAGGTATATGCCTAATGTTCACCTTGTACAGCGCCGATATCATCGGTAATCCAGGCAACTGCTCCTACCCCAACAAAAATGTAATAACGGATGCTTCCAGTCTGCAGCACGCAGTATGCCACGACTATGTCTGCGCTGAGTATAAAAACAATTACCGCAATGGTGACAACTTCCTCGGTGCAGACTGCCTCCCGGTCGACTGCGACAATGACCATTCTGAGGATAGGGCTGACTGGGTGCTGCCGGCGGATGTTGCGGCGGCTTTTCCTGGCGTCAGTTTCGCCGTACATTACAGCCGCTATAACATGCGAGAAAAGCACGGCAAGCCCGCCCGGCCAAAGTTTCATGTCCTGTTTCCAATAAAGTATATGACCGATGCCACAGCCTATGGCGACATGAAGAAACTGGTCAACTCTATTTTTCCATATTTTGATACGCAAGCCTTGGATTCTGCACGGTTTTTCTTTGGTACAGCTTCGGCAGAAGTTGAACTTTTCCCTGGAAGCATGGATCTGACCGAATTTCTTGAGGATGATGACTTTGACGCGGAGTTGCAAGGCAGTAATTGGGACCACACTGTGATTCCAGAAGGCAGCCGCAATGCGACAATGTCACGCTTTGCTGGCAGAGTCATAAAGAAATACGGCGACAGCGAAGAAGCCTATCGGTGCTTTCTTGACGAAGCGGCGAAATGCACGCCGCCGCTGGAGGACTCCGAGCTGTCGACCATCTGGCACAGCGCCCAGCGTTTTTACGTGAGGGTCCAGCAGCAGGCTGGCTATGTGCCCCCGGAAGTCTACAACGACGACACCACCTACAAGCCAGCAGATTTTTCCGATGTGGGTCAGGCAGAGGTACTGGCCAAACGATTCTCAGGGGAATTGCGGTACTCACCGGCAACGCACTTCATCCGATACACTGAACATTACTGGAAGGAAACAGAGCCCGGCGCACAGGCCGTAGCTCATGAACTGACCCGCCGCCAGCTGGAGGAGGCCGCAAAGAATATGCGAGAGGCGATGAAAGCCCTATTGGACTGCGGTGCACAGGGTATCCTTGACTCGACCTCAAAAGCCAAGGCGGAGACTCTGTTCAATGACAAGCAGGCTGATGCCTATGCCGCGTTTCTTGCAGCTAAGGCTTATCAATCCTTTGCAATCCGACGGCGTGATTCCAAAAATATCACAGCCACGCTCAAAGAGGTGCACCCTTTACTGGAGATCTCGCCGCGCGACCTGGACGCAGACTGCTTCCTGCTTTGTACGCCAGCCGCCACCTATGATCTTCGCCGAGGTCTTGCCGGTGCTCGTGACCATTCGCCGGAGGACTATATAACAAAGATCACCTCTGTTTCACCCAGCGACAAGGGTGAACAGCTTTGGCAGGACAGTCTGAACCTGATCTTCTGCAAAAATCAGGAACTCATTGACTATGTTCAGATGATCTGCGGGTTGGCGGCTATCGGGAAGGTATTTGTGGAGGCACTCATAATTTCTTATGGCTGCGGCCGTAATGGCAAGTCTACATTCTGGAATGCTGTCTCCCGTGTGCTTGGCCTATACAGCGGCAACATCTCCGCCGATACTCTGACGGTTGGTTGCCGCAGGAATATCAAGCCAGAAATGGCTGAGGTCAAGGGCAAACGTCTTCTGATAGCGGCCGAGATGCAGGAAGGGGCGAGGCTTAATGACTCGACGGTCAAACAGCTCTGCTCTACCGATGACGTGTTTGCCGAAAAGAAGTACAAGGATCCATTCAGCTTCACTCCATGCCATACGCTTGTGCTTTACACCAACCATCTGCCGAAGGTTAGTGCCTCCGACGACGGAATCTGGCGAAGACTGATCGTGATTCCCTTTGACGCAAAGATAGAGGGTTCCGGTGACATAAAGAATTATGGAGAGTCCCTCTACAACAATGCTGGTGAAAGCATTCTGAGTTGGATCATTGAAGGTGCCCGGAAGGTAATTGCGCTGAATTATCAAATTCCCATCCCGGCATGCGTACGGAAAGCAATTGACGAATACCGGGCGCAAAATGACTGGTTTGGCCACTTCATCGACGATAAATGTGACCTTGATCCCAGCTATCGTGAGGGCTCCGGAGCCTTGTATCAGGCATACCGTAATTACAGCATCGACACGAACGAGTACGTCCGCAGTACGGCCGACTTCTACTTTGCCATGGAGAAGGCTGGTTATGAGCGCATTGTGCGTGAGAATAAGCGCTATTTTGTGGGACTGCGGCTCAAGATAGATGACGGAGAATTCCTGAATTAGGACCCAGTGGAGTAACCTCGACAAAGGTCATATACAAAAATTCTCTTAGGCCAATAAAAAATAGCATAAGAAAAAGTTTAGTAAATGACATAAGCCGAGGTTACTTTCTTACCGGAATGGAGGCTGCAAATGAGAGAAAAAGCGACCGAGCAGAAGCTAATACTGATGATCAAAGCGGCCGGTGGAATTGCTCCAAAATTCATAAGCCCCGGTTACGACGGGATGCCTGACCGCATCGTACTTTTACCCGAAGGCCGTATAGCTTTTGTGGAAGTAAAGGTTCCGGGGAAAAAACCAAGGCCATTGCAGCAGGCAAGGCATGATATGCTTCGCCGCCTGGGTTTCAAGGTTTTCGTACTGGACGACACAAGTCAGATTGGAGATATCCTGGATGAAATACGAGCCACATGAGTATCAGGCATACGCCATTGATTACATTGAGAATCACCCCATAGCGGCGGTACTGCTGGATATGGGTCTCGGCAAAACGAGCATCACTCTTACCGCTCTGAATGACCTCCTGTTCGACCGCTTTGAGGTTCACCGCGTACTGGTCATAGCACCGCTGCGAGTGGCCCGGGATACCTGGCCGGCTGAGATCCGCAAGTGGGATCATCTGTCGCTGCTGACCTACTCGGTGGCGGTAGGCAACGAAACGGAGCGCAGAGCAGCACTTATGCAGCCGGCGGATATCTGCATCATCAATCGTGAGAACGTGCAATGGCTCATCGAGGACAGTGCCATCCCCTTCAACTTCGACACCATAGTGGTAGACGAGCTGTCGTCCTTTAAAAGCTATCAGGCAAAACGCTTCCGGTCGCTGATGAAGGTACGGCCAAAAGTACGTCGCATCATAGGTTTGACCGGTACTCCCAGCGCCAATGGGCTCATGGACTTATGGGCCGAATACAGGCTCCTGGACATGGGGCAGCGTCTCGGAAGGTTTATAGGTCAGTACAGGAACAGCTACTTTACCCCGGACAAGCGCAACGGCCAGATCGTTTGGTCATATAAGCCCCTGACAGGCGCAGAGGAGGCCATCTACAAAAGAATTGCAGATATCACCATAAGCATGAAATCTACCGACCATTTGCAGATGCCGGAGTTAGTCAGCAGTGAATATGAAGTGAGTCTGTCCGAAGAGGAAAAACAGCGGTATGACACGCTCAAGGAAAACCTCGTACTGCAGCTTCCTGATGGAGATATATCCGTTGCCAATGCTGCGTCGTTGTCGAACAAACTCTCCCAAATGGCAAACGGTGCAGTCTACGATGATGCCGGAGGCACGATACTGATCCACGACCGAAAGCTGGATGCCCTGGAGGATTTAATTGAGGCTGCAAATGGCAAACCCGTACTGGTGGCTTACTGGTTCAAGCACGATCTGGCCAGAATATCTGTGCGCCTGAATACGCTGCATATCCCATTTGCGCAACTCGACTCTCAGGAGAGCATTTGCAGATGGAACGCCAGAGAGCTGCCAGTCGCGCTGGTACATCCCGCCTCTGCCGGCCACGGTCTCAACCTGCAGTGCGGCGGCTCTACCATCATATGGTTCGGGCTGACCTGGTCGCTGGAACTATACCAGCAGACAAACGCCAGACTCTGGAGGCAGGGTCAGACCGCCGACACCGTAGTGATCCGGCATATCGTTACCAAGGGCACCATAGATGGCCGCATCCTAAAAGCCCTATCTACAAAGGACCGAACACAGGCGGCTCTTATTGACGCCGTGAAGGCGGATCTGAAAATCTGAGTCAAACTTCGACAAATTTCGACAATCCGTGCCAATCCGAGGGAAATATTTTTCGGAGGTACAGATTATGAATACGACCGTTGATTGTATCGGAACATCCACCCGCGAGGCCTGCAAAATGCTGCTCGTCCCTAAATGCCTGGGCGTGAACTGCCCCTTCCGTAAGACAAACGCGCAGGCCGCACATGCCAGAAGGAAGACTTTCGCACGTCTTCGCACACTTAGTCCGGCTGTTCAAGTGGCCATCGCCGACAAGTACTATGGCAGCAAACTCATGTGGCACAAGGAGCGGTGTGATGAAGATGACGGCTAAGGATTATCTGAATCAAGCGTGGTATCTGGATCAACGCATCAATTCCAAGTTGGAGCAGATTGCATCCCTGAATACCCTGGCACTTAAAGCCACATCCACTATTACTGGGATGCCGCACAGCCCTAATCGCGCTTCTGCCGAGATGGAGGATACCATAGCGAAAATCGTAGATTTTCAGGCTGAGATAAACGAAGAGATCGATGCCCTTGTAGATCTCAAGCAGAAAATATCCAAAGCAATAAAAGCAGTGCCGGAAGCACAATTCCAAACGCTGCTTGAAAAAAGGTATCTTTGCTTTGAGCCCTGGGAGAAAATAGCCGTGGAGATGGGTTACGATATGCGCTGGCTCTACCGCCTTCACGGCCGTGCTCTTGCGTTGCTGCAGACACAACTAGATGGTTCATCTGAACAAGCCACTAAAAGCCATTGAACGACACATAGCCGTTATGATAATCTTATAATTGCAAAGAAATACAGAAAAGGGACGCTCGGCGAAAACCGGACGTCCTTCTTCATACCCATGGAGGTACATCATGCCTTACAGTCCAAAGCGCCCGTGCAGGTATCCCGGCTGTACAAAACTGACGACCGGGCAGTATTGCCCTGAACATCAGAAAATGGTCTGCCATAATTACAACAGATACCAACGTGACCCACACAGCAACCGCAGGTACGGTCGCTCGTGGAAACGCATCCGTGACAGATATATTCAGGCACACCCACTGTGTGAGGACTGTCTCAGCCGCGGTGTGTTGGAGCCGGCGACCGAAGTACATCATAAGCTTCCGCTTTCTCGCGGCGGTACCAACGACGTGGGCAATCTCATGGCGCTGTGCAAGCCGTGCCACTCCCACATCACCGTGGAGATGGGTGACCGTTGGGGTAGATGAGGTAACGATAGTATGCGATGGGGTAAAGCATGGTGAGATAGGGTACCAAGACCCAGGGGGAGTCCAAATCTCTGTGTACAATTTCTTGGACAGCGGCGTGGGGCCATATGCGCGAAAATGCGGTTTCAATGAGGGAATTGCAAAGATTTACAGTTTGAGGTGAAAAAATGGCAAAGGACGGATCCAACAGGGGCGGCCCCAGGTCGGGTGCAGGTGCTAAAAAGAAGCCGCTGGCGGATAAGCTAGCCGAAGGAAACCTGGGCAAGCGGCCCCTTACAGTCATAGAGTTTCCAGGCGGCCCGGATTTGCACGGTATAGATATGCCCAAGCCAAACGTGATGCTGTCATCCGTCCAGAAGGATGGCAAGACACTGCAGGCTGAAGATATATACCGCGTCACGTGGGATTGGCTCAAGGAACGCGGCTGCGCCCACCTGGTTTCACCTCAGGTAATTGAACGGTACGCTATGAGCGCCGCCCGTTGGATACAGTGTGAGGAAGCGGTTACCGAGTATGGCTTTTTGGCAAAGCACCCTACCACGGGTAACGCTATTCAGAGTCCTTACGTGTCTATGAGTCAGAACTACATGAGCCAGACTAACCGACTCTGGTACGAGATATATCAGGTTGTTAAAGACAACTGCGCCGCCGGATACTCCGGTGCTAATCCGCAGGACGACATTATGGAACGGCTCCTGTCGGCAAGGAAAGGAAATTCATAAATGGCAAACACTGAGCGTTTTGAAAAAGTAGATATAAACAAACTGGTACCCTATGCCCGGAACGCCAGGACCCACAGCAAAGAACAGATATCTCAGTTGCGGGCAAGTCTCCGGGAATTTGGGTTTGTCTCCCCCGTCATCATCGACGGCGAATACAACATCATTGCCGGGCACGGACGGGTTGCCGCCGCCAAGGAAGAGGGGTACCATGAGGTACCCTGTGTTTTTGCGGAGAACCTAACCGAAGCACAGAAGCGGGCATACATTCTCGCGGACAATCGTCTGGCGCTCAACGCCGGCTGGGATGACGAGATGCTGTCCGTTGAACTCTCCGACCTGCAGGTTGAGGCGTTCGATGTGTCGCTGCTTGGCTTCACCGATGCCGAACTGAACAAACTGTCCGGGGACGCTGAGAACGTCCACGACGATGACTTTGACGTCGACGAGGAACTGAAAAAGCCGGCCGTTACAAAACGCGGTGATCTGTGGTTGCTCGGCAATCACCGACTCGTCTGCGGCGACAGCACAAAGGCGGACACCTTTACACTCCTTATGGATGGTAAGCTCGCCAACCTTACAGTGACCGATCCTCCTTACAACGTCAACTACGAAGGCAGCGCCGGGAAGATACAGAACGACAACATGGCTGACGATAAGTTCTATCAGTTCTTGTTTGATGCCTTTACCAATACCGAAAAGTCGATGGCGCAGGACGCTTCTATATATGTTTTCCACTCCGACACCGAAGGGCTGAACTTCCGCAGGGCCTTTTCGGATGCCGGTTTTTATTTGTCCGGCACTTGCATCTGGAAGAAGCAATCTCTGGTACTCGGACGCTCTCCTTACCAGTGGCAGCATGAGCCTATCCTGTTCGGTTGGAAGAAGGCCGGCAAACATGAGTGGTACACTGACCGCAAACAGTCTACAATCTGGGAATTTGACAAGCCAAAGAAGAGTGACCTGCATCCGACCATGAAGCCTGTGCCCATGCTGGCATATGCCATCCTCAATTCAAGCATGTCAAACTGCATCGTGCTTGATCCGTTCGGCGGTTCCGGAAGCACTCTCATAGCCTGCGAGCAGACCGGGCGCATCTGTGACACGATCGAACTGGATGAAAAATACTGTGATGTTATTGTGAAGCGGTATATAGAGCAGGTCGGAAACGCCGATGGTGTGTACCTCATCCGCGACGGTGAAAAGGTTACCTACTCTGCTCTCAACGCTGAGGCTTCAAAGACGTAATCTACACAAAAGCAATACCTACAGTTTGGCGGTTTTTCTGCCCACAAACAACTTGCTATATCACACCTTTAGAGTGATAAATATGACTACCAAAACAATGAAAGGTGGTCAATTCCCATGAAAGTCAGCTACAACGTAACGGGCTCCGAACGCAAAAGACTGGTTAGCGCCATCAGCAAGATCACGGATACCAAAGTCAAGTACCTGGGTATGCCGTCCATGGCATACGAAATCGACGACATCACAATCGACAAGGATGGAACCCTGTCCTGCGAGGATGATGCCAAAACTGAGCGTATTGCCCACAATCTGATTGCAGATGGTTTTACCACAGAGATCACAGAACCCGAAGAAAACTATCAGCCGAAAATCGACAGTGTTTGCATTTCGATGCCGGTCAGCATTTTTTCTGATCAGGCGATGAACAATCTGCGCAGCATAATTGAGTCTAAGGGTGGCCTGATCCGCAAGGCGCTTGGCGTTGCCGATCTTCCAATCGAGGTTGCAGATGATAAGATTTCATTTCCCTGGTTTTGTGGTCAGCCTTCGCCGGAGGAACTCAATGCTTACGATATGTTCATCTGCCGACTCTGCGACATGGCTCGGAACCAGCAGCGCGTTACAGCTAAGGACAAGGACTTCCCAAATGATAAGTACGCGTTCCGATGCTTTCTCCTGCGGCTGGGATTCATCGGAGAGGAGTACAAGGTCGTGCGTAAAATACTGCTCCGCAACCTGACAGGCAGCAGTGCTTTCAAGGGAGGTGCCAAAGATGATGTTTCCGAGTAAAGATACTGTTGAACTCGTCAGGAGAAGGTACCCTGTTGGAGCCCGCGTGGAACTGCTTCGCATGGATGATGTGCAGGCCCCGCCCATTGGTACCTTGGGCACGGTCATTGGAGTAGACGACACTGCGTCAATCATGGTCAAATGGGACAATGGCAGCAGACTAAGTGTGGTTTTCGGCGAGGATTCCTGCAGGGTGGTAAGCACCGATGAATGAGACTGTAAGAGAGCAGATCCTGGCCATCCGTGATACCGGCGAGACGAACATGTTCGATACTGCTTGTGTCCAGCGCATGGCCTGCGACCGTTCGTTCTTCGACCTGGTGGTGTTTCTGGAAGATCACAAAGCAGAATATATCCGGTTCATACTAACTGGCGAGGCATAACTTCCACACATTTTCTTTAGAATGTTTGTGTACTATACATCTCTGAAATAACTTGATATTCCAGGGCTTCAGAGTGATATATGTACATACCGAAAGGGAAAAAACACAGGAGGACACAACAATGTGGAACGAAGGCAGCATCAAGGTAGGGGAAAGCAATTTTCATTTTTGGGTGAAGCATTATGAAGAGACAAGCGTATACGGCATAGACCTTGGCCGCATCTCCAAGCTGATGCTCAAGCGCGACGGTGAGATCGTTTGCAACTACGACAGGGATTGGGACATCGAGCCGGCAGACGAGGACACACAGACCGCGCTGGCCATCCTGCTGGCCGATTACAACTAAGGCAACAATCCCGGGAACAGCCCTTCGGGGCTGTATCTCGTACAGATAGCCTTCTTCAAGACTGCTCGGCAGTCTTTTTTCATGCCCACAAGGAGGTGACGGCATATCCGAAAGTTGAAAAAGTACACACCGACCAGGTTCATGGTTAAGGACTCAGCCTATAGCAAAGAACTGGCGGATTATGCTGTCGGCTTCATTGAATGCCTGTCCCACACGAAAGGCACCTGGGCTGGAAAACCATTCGAACTCATAGACTGGCAGGAGCAGATCATCCGTGACATTTTCGGCACCATCAAACCCAACGGCTACCGGCAGTTCAATACAGCGTATATTGAGATCCCCAAGAAGATGGGCAAGTCTGAGCTTGCCGCGGCGGTTGCGCTCCTGCTCACCTGTGGCGACGGTGAGGAACGTGCCGAGGTCTACGGCTGCGCCGCAGACAGAAACCAGGCAAAGATCGTGTTTGATGTCGCCGTGGATATGGTCCGCATGTGCCCTGCCCTTTCCAAACGTGTAAAGATACTCGAATCCCAGAAGCGGCTCGTTTATCAGCCTACCAACAGTTACTACCAGGTCCTGTCGGCCGATGTGGCGAACAAGCACGGCTTCAATACTCACGGGGTTATTTTTGACGAGCTGCACACACAGCCGAACAGGAAGCTGTTCGACGTCATGACCAAGGGCTCAGGCGATGCCAGAATGCAGCCTCTATACTTCCTTATAACTACCGCCGGAGATAACCAGAACAGCATCTGCTGGGAGGTGCACCAGAAAGCCAAAGACATTCTGGATGGCCGCAAAACTGACCCGACATTCTATCCTGTTATCTATGGTGCCGCCCAGGAGGATGACTGGACTGACCCGAAAGTTTGGAGAAAAGTAAATCCTTCTCTGGGCATCACGGTCGGTATAGATAAAGTACGCGCGGCTTGTGAGTCAGCAAAGCAAAACCCTGGCGAGGAGAACGCTTTCCGGCAACTCCGTCTTAACCAGTGGGTCAAGCAAGCGGTACGCTGGATGCCGATGGATAAATGGGACGCCTGTGCGTTCCCGGTTGACCCGGGGTCACTGGAAGGCCGCGTGTGCTACGGCGGCCTTGACCTTTCTTCAACCACAGATATTACTGCTTTTGTGCTAGTGTTCCCCCCAGAGGATGAGGATGACAAGTACTGCATTCTTCCGTTTTTCTGGATCCCCGAGGATAACGTTGACCTGCGTGTAAAAAGGGACCACGTCAACTACGACCTTTGGAAGAAGCAGGGCTTCCTTCAAACGACCGAAGGCAACGTGGTCCATTATGGTTTTATTGAAAACTTTATTGAAGAACTCGGCACCCGGTACAACATTCGGGAAATTGCGTTTGATCGCTGGGGTGCCGTTCAGATGGTGCAGAACCTCGAAGGCATGGGCTTCACGGTCGTGCCATTCGGCCAGGGATTTAAAGATATGTCACCGCCGACCAAGGAACTTATGAAGCTGACGCTGGAACAGAAGCTGGCGCATTACGGGCAGCCGGTTCTCCGCTGGATGATGGACAACATCTTCATCCGCACAGATCCTGCCGGGAATATCAAGGCAGACAAAGAAAAATCTACAGAGAAAATTGACGGTGCTATTGCTACGATTATGGCACTCGACAGAGCTATACGATGCGGGAACGATGCTGGTGTAAGTGTTTATGATAAAAGAGGACTAATTTTTATCTAAAAATAGCCACTATTTTTCATCAATTACACGTTTGCCAGACTTCTCCTGCCATTCTTTATATTCGTTCACGTCGCTTTCTACCATTCTCCAGAGCAAGGCAAAAACAGCAGCATCGTCTGAATATCCAAGGACAGGAATGCTGTCGGGTATCAAATCTACAGGAGCGAAAAAGTATATTAGTGCACTAACAATGCCAATAATAGTACCGAGTGGAATATCCTGATAATCTTTCTTCATGTATGATCTGACCAGAGAAATCAAGACTGGTAAGTTCGATAATTGCTTACCTACCACTGGAACTTGCTGGAGTTTAGCTTCAAGACGTTCTAGAAACCGTTCCATTTGGTCTTTATCATTGAGTAGTTTTTCGGCTTCTTTATTGCGTTTTTTGATTTCCTTTAGCAGTTCATCCTCAGTATATTTCTTGCTCATTCTTTTTCCCCCTATTTTATTTTTTGCCATAAAATATAAGTGTTATAAGTATAGCACATATGTGATATTAGTACCAACTAATATTCCTCGGTGCCTGTGTTTGATAATCCCAGATGTGATGGGCGCTTTTATTTGCTCTTTATAATAGGCAAAACACTTATAGCATGCCCCATTTCAACATTAAACGTTAGTCTTGTTTAGCTGCTGTTAAGAGTTGTTAAGTGACACTTTCTACGGTTTATATTAAAGCACGAACTCGCTATGTAAATGGTAAGATAAAGTACACACTTTTCAGCCAATAGAACTGCACAGTTTTTCGACACATAAAGTGCACAGTTTTTCGCCAAGACTGCACAACCTCCGAGGAGTTGGTAAAATGAAGC